AGAGTATTTCAAATGGGGAAACAGTGCATGAACATCACCAATCTGGGTATTCCCACACAATTGACTGTTTTCTTTCGCGGTTTTTCACAATTCTTTTAATGGTGCAATCTTTACACTCATATGAGTATGAAGATGGTAGATATTTTTTTGACTTTCTGATGATATAAAAATCAGTCATGAGATCTTTAGTTACACCGCAAACCCTACACTGTCTTTCTTTAAACAATAAGTGTTCTAGTGAAAACTGATCTTCTATATCCATTAGAAACCTAACATGTATTCTACGTCTGCATATGGATTACCATACCCATCCATATACCAAACGTTTCCATCTTCGTCTACAAATTTCTCTTCGTCGTCATTGATGCCATCTAAAATAAATCCGAAGGGAGCCATATCTTGCTCAATCTGATTCTTTTGTTCTTCGTAGATACGTTTGCGAACATCGTTGTCAGTCATCTCCCTAAAGTAGGGTTGCACTGCCAACCACGAAAAAAGAACCAGACACATTACAAGGTCATCGTTATAACCATCGTCAGCTTCAAACGATTGATTTTTCTGAATGAATGTGGTGAGCTCACTAATAATTTCATAATCAGAGATTAGAAGTTTATCATCTTCAATCAGTGTCTTTAGGTTTGAGCATCCAACTTTCTTAGTCACTTTTGACATCTTCAGACCAAGTTGAGATTTTGTGCCAGAGAATCCCTGACCAACAATTTGCCCAGCTCTACCTCTCATGGCGCACATCAAGATATTTGGATACTCCAAATCATAATGTAGAATATTTGTGACCTGCTCGCCAATATCATTAACCTCTGCCAGTATATATGCTTTGTTGTAATTCTTTCCAACCTGTTCTATAATGTTTGGAAACAATATTGGTTTTATTTCGTTGTTTCTATATTTCGCAACCACTCTCCAAGGTAGAGTAGTAATATCAAAAACAACAAAGGCAGAATAGTCATTGTTGGTTCCTCTAGACACGTCTACAGTCATGATATAATCATGATCTGGTTTCGCTTCTTCGTATACCTTCAATCCTTTACTGTTATCTTGTATAGGATCTTCAAACACCATAGAACGTAGCTTAGACGCTGAGATCAGAGTATCAACCGATCCAAGGAACTCACACTCAAACTCCTGTGTGAACTGCCTCTCTGAGGTGTTCCTGATGGTCTCTTCCTTCCACTTCTCATCTCTGCCAGGAACTGCACTCCAATGCACTTCTAGGGGCACGTAGCCGTTCCTACCGCGCTCTGCGTCATGCCACAGCTTGTAGAACATATTCATACCCTGTGGGGTAGAAATAATAATAACTTTAGTGGTCTTACCAGACGAGATGGTAGGATATACAGACGAGAAGAATTGTTCCGCCATATGGTTGGGAACGAACGCAAACTCGTCAAGGAAGATGATGTTGAAAGAGTTTCCTCTAACGGCGCTAGAAGACGTTGAGGCGGCGATAATCTTAGAACCATTATCCAGTTCCATCGAACCTTTGTTCCATGCTACAATGCCTTGCTGCATCCACTTAGGAAGGTTCTCATACGCAAGCTGCAAACGAGACAGAAGTTCCCTTGACGTTTCTGCTTTGTTTGCTAGAATAGCAATCTTAATGTTGTCGTTGAATACTGCGTAATGAAGTAGGTACGAAATAACTGTTGTAGATTTTCCAGTCTGTCTGGGGAGTTTAGCAATATTGAAACGATTCTTGTGAAAGTTAGCAATCATCTGCTCCTGGAAGTCATACATCGTAAACGGTATGAGACCTTCATCAAGCGAGATGATTTTTACATAGTTCTTTGCGAAATAAACAGGGTCATCCTTACACTTAATAAACTCCTCAATCTGTTCTTTTGTGAACGAGATGGGAGTATTCGCTTTCTTTAGATTAGGATTACCAAGATATACATTATCACTCATTTGCTCTTCTAATATCTTTATCGATTTCTTCCATACTATTTAATCTCTTTTCCCACCCATCACCTTTCGTGGTGCCTTGTGCTGGATTGATACAGGTATCATCTCCAAACTTGTCGCACACCAGAGAAGCGAGTTCTGTTTCATCCCCCTTCTTGTTTGTGCCAGACCAGAAGTGTTGCCCACCAATCCAGCAAGCCCCACACTTAGGGCAGGTTTTAGTATCCATAAGTCTTACCTTGAGACGGTAATGCTATTATATATGTAAATCGTGTATCGTCAAGTTACAAATAACACAATTTTATGTCAGCAATTCCTTTCTTTTAAATATAAAATTGCCTTTTCTAAATTTTCAATGTTATCAAAAAAATTCCCCAATCCTCATCGTTGTTCTATCCAGTTTAATACGGCAAGTGCTGCTTTGTTGGTGTTGGGTGAAGCACAAGCAAGTGTAAAAATGTCACTGACAGTGCCGAGACTAGACCTGCCAAGTTGTAGTATTGCCTTATCATCAATATCGGTTAAAGTTGAACCACCACCAATAGTAAAACCATTAATCATATTTGTTCCGCCAGTCATCGCTGTGGCAGATAAATCAAACTGCATAAATGAATCTGGGTCTGCGTGATTTGTCCAAGATGCTCCAGTCAAAGTTGGGTTTCTAACTAATCTCCAAAATACATTAGTATTATCGTTTGTTGCTACTTGTAAAGAACGAGGCAATACAATACCAGTTAGATTGTTTGACTTTAAACGCATACTCAAAATAGGATAATAAGTATTAGAAGATGCCATCGTTCTGCCAGTAGTGGCAGTTGCCTGACTAACGAGAATACCAAGTTTCTCTGGCTCACCTTCCGAGATGAGAGAGTTTGACCCTTGATAAAGATAATGAATGCCAGCGGCGCCAGTTACATTTTCTAACTCAACACGAATAGGAAGGAATGGAGTGGAGCTCCATACTTTATCAAGTACATTTGCGTGATTGAATGTATGAGATATAATTGTCTCTCCACCAATTACCCAAGCAAATTTAACTTGACCAGCACCATACCATTCATATTCAATATGAATCATATGTTGTTTTGTTGGATCAGCAATATTCTGACTGAAACCATTGCCGTCTAACTTATCACCATTCCAGTCATCTCTCAAAACTCTATTTTCAACTACCGACCCAGATGTTTTGCTACGAATGACATAAGAATATACGCCACCATTATCTTCAAAGAAAGCACCGTTTTCAGCATCAAAGATACCAAATCTTCTTCTGACACCTGCTACTGGAGTTTCCAAACGAATAGCAAATGATATAGTAGAAGTTCTACCAGGAATATATCTCATCACTGCTCTGGTTTGTCTGATAACCTTATCGCCAGCAGCAGAACCAACAGACATCGTAATGTTGCTGGCATCTGGGTTATGTACGGCAGCGCCACCACCAGTTACTTCTTCATCCCAAATATCAGTTTCCTTTCCATACTGAAAAGTATTGAAGAATACTGTTTGATATGGTGATGTTTTTAATCTATTCTTTGAGGTGAAACTTGGTCTGAAATCTGCTTGCTCACCCCAATGGTCGGCAAGATTTACAGTCTCAAAATTGGTTGTGTCCTGCGCTCTAAATGCTTGAGCGTCTTTATTCCACTGTGCCATCAGTTTGAATACGCAACTTTAACTGCTTTAAATGCTGCGCCTCCTTCTAGGGTGTCGGTTGGTTCTTTTTCAACATAAGCAACTTCATTTGCTGCCATTGTGAAACTACCGATAGTAGCACCATCAGAATCTTTGCGAGTTACTACTGCTGCGGTGCTAGTATTGATAACTCTAACAACAGTTGCTGTGTTAACATTAGTTGCTGCTGTAAGCGTGGTCTCCGCCGCCAATACTTTTAATGCCATAATACTTTCTTTTATTTTCTATTTATTCTTCTTCCACTTTGCCACGCTTCAACATTAATTGAAGGTCAGCAGTAGTTCCAAAGAACATATTGTTTGTTACGTTGCCATTGATAGCAGATGATTTCTTATCAACCTTCTCAAGGTCTTTGATTTTCTTTTGAAGGTCAATCAGTTTATCTGTCATGTCTGCTGTCTGCTTAATAAAGTTGCCAGCAACCTCATAAGCTCTTGGATGATTGCTTTCTCGTGCTAAGTCAAGCACATCGTTGATTGCTTCTGATGCTTTATCAATTAGGTTATAAAGTTGACCTCTGGTATACTGATAATCCTTATCAGCATCTACAGAAATTTCGCTACTCATTTGTTTAATCATTTCACCTTTCGCTTCAATTGGAGTTACGTCAATATCAAAAATTTCTTCCATGTTATCTTCAAACTTACTCATAGTAATTCAATACCCTCGTTAAATCCAAAGTCATCATCTGGCATGAGTAGAGCATCATCGGCAGAATCAATATCACCATCATTATTGATATCAGTAAGTGCTTCTGGCGATACGTCGTATTTAAGCACCCTACGATGCTCGTTAAAGTCACCCAAAGATTCAAACACCGTTGCCTTACGAATCAGCGCAGCGTCGCTCACAGGACCGTACAGGTACGTCTTAAGAGTGAAATCAAGTGTATAGGTAATACTTCTTCTACGCATCATGTCATCCTCATAGTCATCTTCATATGATATGCCATTGAGAATAATTGGCAAATCTTTCTTCTCATCCATTTCTGGAATAAGATTTACTGTGACGTTGAACGATGGTTGAAAGTATGGTAGAATCTGCTCTAAGATTTGTAGAGCATCATCTTGTGTGCGAGATAGAATACCAAGTTCAAATCTTAGGTTATAAGGAACTGGCATGTATTGAACCTTCGTGGTATTTCCATCTTGGTTCAAATATTTCTGAATGGGTGAAGTCTTTCTGGCTGGATCATATGAAATGTCAGTCATCTCAAAAGAGATGCGAGGCATTGTGATGCTGACATTACGTTCGGTGCTTGG